ACCAAATTAATGAAGCTTAAAACAACACAAGTTTTTGCCGCGGTTGTGTCTGCATTGGCTGTCAATTACGGGGTTGCCTCCGTATCAGAACAGTTCAGTGTCGAGCCGTCGATTGAGCAAACGCTGTATGACCAGGTATATCAAAGTGCAGAATTCTTACAGCGCATTGATACGCAAATGGTCGATGATTTAGTTGGCAGTGCGATCACTGCAGGGATTAACGGCGGTGTGACAGGTCGTGCTGGCGTCGAAACAGATGAAAGTAAAAGTCGTAGCACCAAAGATCCACTGGGTTTAACCGACCGTGAATACCGTTGTTATGCGGTTGAATGCGATACCCACATTACGTGGCAGCGCATGGACATGTGGGCCAAGTTCCCAGACTTCCACAGTCGTTTTCGCGCCCATGTTCGTCAAGCCATTGCACTGGATATCATCAAAATTGGTTGGAACGGTACAAGTGCCGAGAAAGTAACGGACATTGCAACATTCCCAATGATGAATGATGTGAATATCGGCTGGTTCCAGCTGGTGCGTCGTGACAATCCCGCCAATGTGTTTGCCGATGGTGAACAAAAAGACGGTGAGATCCGTATCGGTGCAGGCGGGGATTATGAAAACCTTGATCAAGGCGTGCATGATTTACTACAGGCCATTCCAGCCCATAAGCGCATTGGTTTAGTCGCCATTATTGGTGATGAACTGTTATCCAAAGAAAAGAACAAGCTCTATGCCAAGCAAGCCCATACCCCAAGTGAAAAAGACAAGATCGAGCTAGAGCAGATCATTGAAACATTCGGTGGTTTGAAAGCGTATAAGGTGCCGTTCTTCCCAGAGCGCGGCATCTTAATCACCTCGTTCGATAACCTTTGTCATTACGTGCAATCAGGTTCAACGCGCACCTCGATTGAAAATAATGCCAAGAAGAAACGTGTCGAAGATTATCAATCACGTAACGATTGTTACTACATCAATGATTTGGAAAAGATCGCCTTCTTTGAAGCGAGCAGCATAAAGCTGGACAAGGTGAAAGACCCTGCCGTTGATGCAGCTGACTTTGATGCGGATAACCCCGCGCACTGGGTTTGGTCTTAACAGATTTAATTAATAACCAAGCACTGGCTTATTGCGGTAAGCCAGTTATTTACCAAGCAGAGAGTTTTTTGAAATGAGCATAGTCAAACGAAATCAGCGTAAAACCCATGCATCTATTATCGGTGTGGACCTAGCAAGTGGTCCTGATCAGTCTGTCACGGTGGCAGTCAAGAAGGGCAAGATTGTCGAAGCCGAATCAAGCCGCGCCGAAGGCATCATGGACGAGTTTGATTTCTTCAAAGCAGCGATGGATTCCGACCTTGCTCAACTTAAAAAGTTTTCACACATCGAAGACAAGCTTGAATACAAAGCCAAGGCCATTGAGAACCATCAATACCTAGATTACTTACGTCGCTATCAAACAGAAGGTACAGACCACCAGAACATGGTGCTGGCTTGGGTGGTGATTTGGCTTGTGGACCTTGGACACTGGAAAACAGCCTTTGAATTCTTGCCTTTGTTAGTGACGCAAAACCAACGTTTACCAGGGCGCTTTAGTACCCAAGATTGGCCGACCTTTTTAATCGACCAACTCTATGACGAAGGGGCTAAGCACCTAAGCCAAGGCCGTGACGCAGTAGAGCGAAGCCACGTTATTCAGCTATTTACTCAGTTTATCCATTTGTTGAATACGCACCAATGGCGGTTAAGTGAATTGATTGGCGGCAAGCTATACGCCATGGCTGCAAAGCTAGAGCAAAGCGTATTTAACCTGGGTAATGCCTATACCTACGGCACCAAAGCAACCGCGTTAAACGACAAAGCGGGCGTTAAAAAAATGGTCAGAGAAATAGCCAAAACCATTGGTAAAGATAACGACCTTTAGTTAATAGCATCAGTTGTAAAAAGAATTATAACAACTCTCGCGCCACCGGCTCGGCTGCGTTGGACTTATTCACAGCAGTGAAATGGGCTCCTTATCGCAGTGGCCAGAGCCGACCTATTAGAAGTGAGTGAAAGATGAATTTAGCAGGTATGCCACTGGCACAAGTAAGCAATGAGAACGTCGTAAACAACGGATTTTATCCAGAACTGGGCACTGCTGAATTTATCACTGATTATGCTATCGCAACGGAATACGCCAACAACAGCGAGCAGGTCAAGCGAACATTAGTGCTCGCCATGATCGATGTTAATCAGGCACTGGCAAGGTATCGCTCACGTCATTGGCAACAGGTCGAACAGTTACAAGATGTAAGCGTTGACGAGATTGATGGCGTTAATGCATTAATCCTCATGTACCAACGTGCTGTGTATTGTCGCGCTAAAGCCAAGTTATTAATCAGCCGCCTAGGTGAAACGCATCGCGACCAACGTGCAGCACAGCAAGTGATGGCCAGTGACAATCAAGAATACTGGTTAGCAGAAAGTGACACGGCCTTACGTCAAATGATGAAGGCAACAAATTCAGGTGTTGAATTGATATGAGCCAAAGCAAATTACAACGCTTAGTGCAGTACCTGGTATCGGCCACCTACAAGGGACGACGTTTAGCCAGGGCTGGTGAGTTTGATAGTTGGATTGAAGGTGGACGTATTGAACACGCCAGTAAACGAATAAACGGAACAGGGTTGCTCGCCGCACGTTTTTATTACAGTGGTGTGATCAGCATTAATCCATGCAACGCCCCTGTTGAATTGATCGCAACTTATGTGAGTTTTTGGTTAATGACAAATGCAGAAAAAGACGACAGCCATGATGTGGAATTTAGCCTGGATATTAATGATGACAACAGCGCTGAAATCGAATTAACAATCGAGCGGTTCGCAGAAGATGTGATGTTAGTAGAAGACATGAATGGGCCATTTGAATTGGAGTTTCAAGGCGAAACCAAACGCTTTGATTTTGGTGAGCAGAGTCTTTGGATTGCAGCTTCATTCCAGTTAGAGACCGACTGTGGGGCGCGTTAAAAAATGCTTAACCTTGGTATCCGCACTGATAACGCGTTAAAGCAATTAGACCTTTTAACGCTCGATGCCAATAAGCGCCGCCGTATTTTACGCGGTGCTGGTCGGAAAGTAAGACGAGACACCAAAGCCCGGTTAAAAGGGCAAAAGGGATTGTCTGGTACCAATTGGCAAGGCCGCAGCGATGGCCGTAAAAAACGCATGTTAAAGAAGCTTGGTAAAGGTGTTCAGGTTCATACCACACCCAATAACGCGAAAGTCACCTTTAATAATCAGCGAGTTGGTCAGATAGCAAGAGTTCACCAGGAAGGTATAACACTAGAAAAACAGGCAAGTGAATCAACATCAAGTAATCAACAAAATGCTGAAGATTTAGCATCAAGAAGTTTAGCCAAAGACTTGCGCGATAGTGGTTACAAAATAAGAAAGAAACGGGGTAAGGGATGGAAATCACCATCGCTAAAATGGATAACCGAAAATGTAACCAAAGGCCAAGGATGGTTGGTATTGCGTATTTTACAAAGTAGAACCCGTAAAAAACGTTGGAATATGGAATTACCAGCCCGTTCGTTCATGGGCCAAAACAGTAATGAACAAACAGAATTAAAAAACTACATGTTGGACGAGGCATTTCGCCTCCGCTAAAAGGGTAAATATATGGCACAAGGCAAGGTTTCTGTTACCTCGTTAAATACAGGTAGCGGTGCAACAAAAGAAGTTGAACGCGCCGTGTTGTTCATCGGTGTTGGCACACTCAACATTGGCAGCATTGTAGCGGTAAACGCGCAATCGGAATTTGATGAACTTATTTCTGCAGATGATTCCCCACTGAAAACACAGCTACAAGCATGGGTGCGTAACGGTGATGACCTCGTTTCTGGTTGGGCAATTCCGATTAACTCGGGCGACGATGTGTTTGGCTTAATTGATAACGCCATGGACCAAAACATCAGTCCTGAAATTATCGTTATTACAACAGCTGTCACAGGTAAAGCGCAGATTGAAGCCTTTCAGAATAAGGCATTAGAGATACTTTCCAAGCACGCCCGTCGTGTGCGTTTTCTTGTTGCAGCACCAGGGCTCGTATCTGGGCAAACGTGGTCTGAACATCTTAGTGCATTAACGCCGTTAACCGATGGCGTTGTTGCCGACCGTGTTGCAGTTGTTCCAGGGCTTTATGGTGATGAACTTGGCGCAGTAGCAGGTCGGTTATGTAAACGCAGTGTGACCATTGCTGACAGTCCAATGCGTGTGCAAACCGGCGCTATGTCATTACAACCAACACCGATTGATAACAATGGCCAGCCTATTACCAATGCCGTGACAGCTGCTCTCGATGCAGTTCGTTTTAGTTGTGTACAGTTTTATCCTGATTTTGATGGCATCTACTTTGGTGACGTCAATATGCTCGATGCCGAAGGCGGTGACTATCAGCAAATTGAAGCCGGTCGTATCGTCGATAAAGCGGCGCGTCAGGTACGTATCATCGCTATCTACCAAATTAAGAATCGTCGTTTAAATAATTCACCAACGGGGATCAGCTTTGGCAAACGAGTATTAGGAAAACCACTGCGTGCAATGGCTAAAAGTATCAACATAGGCGCAGACAAATTCCCAGGTGAAATACGCGAGCCGAAAGATGACTCAATCAGTTTAACCTTCATGAACGAACGTCAATTACGGGTGTTACTCAAAGTGCAACCAATTGACTCTCCGAGTGAAATTCTTGTCGGCATCATGCTAGATAAGGCCGAATAAGGAGCAAAACATGTCAGTAAAAGCATTAGGCGGTAAAGACTTCGATATTTTCATTGGTGACAAAATGGTGCATGTCATTGAAGCCAGCGTAAAAATCACCGATGGCCGAAAAGCCAAAAAAGTACGTGGCATTACTAAAGGCTATATCGATGGTCCGGTTGACGCCGAAGTCACCATTAAATTAGATCACGAAAACTTTCTTATCCTGCAGGATGTAGCCAAAACGGCGGGCAGCTGGAAAGGCATCGAACCCTTTGATGTTTCGTTCTTAGCGGAAGTT